GAGGCCGCTGGAGCTGTTGAACTTGGGGACCACGAACGGCGTGGAGTCGGTGAGGGTGCCGCGGTTCACCATGTCCCACAGCGGGGTGACGTAGTCGAGCTGGTCCACGTACATGTCCGGGCGCTGCCGGTTCGGGTTGAGCGCGGCCACGTCGGTGCGGTCCACGTCCGCGAACTGCGCCCGGATGAACGCCTCGGCCCGCTTCTGCGCGTCGAAGTCGTTGTCCCGCTTGGCGCGGATCAGGTCCGAGGAGAAGTCGTAACCCTGCGGGCCCGGCCGGAACGTGCCGTCCGCCATGAAGGTGTACGGCAGCGGCTCACTGACGAACGTGGCGGTGGTGGCGGCGGTGGGGTTCACCACCTGGCGGCCCTCGGCCGGCGCCTCGGCGGCGGGCTCCTGCGGGGTGTTGAGTCGGCCGATCAGGTCGGAGAACTGCGCAGCCGTGAGGGTGACCGGCTGGGCGGTCGCCGTGGTCTCGTCCGGGTCCATGCCGGGGTCCTTTCCTTGGTCACTCGCCCGGACGGAAGTCAGGCGAGAGTCATCGAATGCGGGCACCGCGGTCAGCGACACCTCACGAAGGGCGGCCTGGTGGACCAGGTGCGCCCCCTTGAATTTCGGGTCCGCGGAGAAGTGCTCCGAGCGGAAGTCCACCCCGACCGACAGGCCGTCCAGCACGCCGTCCAGGGCCAGGGCCAGCGCCTCGTCCCCGGCCCGGCCGGGCGACACCTTGAACGTGGCCACCAAGCCCTCGTCCGTGTCGTCCAGGCGGACGGCCTTGCCGATGGCCTGACTGTTGTCGTGGTCGCGCAGCAGCTTCACCCGGTTCACGGCGCTGTACTTCACGGAGCCGCGGGCGAACCGCCACTGCCGCCCGCCGGAGCGGGCCGTCTGATTCCACGGCACGGCCAGGCCGGTGATGGTGCGCGCCTGCTCGTCCACGGCGAACGTGGCGGGCTCCACGTCGAACGTGAGCCCGGTGTGGCGGGTGAACGTGTGCTCGGCGGGCCGGGCCGCCTCGATCTCGGCCATGGGCTCCCCCACGCTGGCGATGATGGGCCGGGAAGGCTGGCGCACGGCGCGCGGCGGCAGTCCCTCCCGCTGGCGGATCTCGGCCGGGTCGGTGACCCCCATGGCCACGTACGCCTGCTGCACCTCCGCGCGGGTGCGCGGGTCGGCCTTCAGGTAGTCGTCCAGGTTGAACCGCACCGTGGTGCCGCGCTTCGTCACGTCGCCCATCGACAGGCGGTCGGTGATGGCCCGCATGTACGGGGCCAGCACGTCGTTGATGCGGTCCTTCCGGCGGTCCACCGCGTTCTGGTAGGTGCGGGAGGTGGTGGAGATCCCGAGGTCTTCCGGGTCCACCCCGAGCGCGTTGGCGATGTCCAGGGCGGCCCGCTTCTGAAGCTCCACGAGCTGGAGGTCGGCCGGCGTCGGCTGCTGAACCTCGTTGTACGACAGTGCGGCCGGGACGTATGCGGTGGTGCGCCTGCGCCGCTGGACGCGCCAGCGGTTCAGCAGGGACTCCACCTCCTCGTCGTCCAGGGGGTCCGCGCCCTCACTCGGGGTGAAGTAGTCCATGGGCCGCGGCTCGTTGGCGTACATCGCGGCGGCCAGGTCCAGGGCGATGGCCCTGCGGATGGCGGGGCCGCCCGCGGTGAGCAGCGGCGGGTTGGGGCTGTCGAACTTGATGATCTCCGCCCACGGCACGGGCTTGGCGTCCACCCACACCACGCCCTCGACCGGGAGGCCGGACGGGAGGTACCCCTGGTCGTATCCGCTGGGCGGGTTCAGCGACACCTGCGACGGGTCCAGCCGGGCCGCGGTCACCGGGTACCCGTCCCACCCGAATCCGGTGATGCGCCACCACGAGGCCGCGTCGAACAGCAGGTCTTCCAGGGTCTGCGCGAGCACCACCACGTTGGCCACGTGCGGGTTGATCTGGCGCAGCAGCGGGTGGTCGACCACGCGGTATTCGGCGTCCACGGCCTCCAGCGGGAGGGTGGCCACGGAGCAGATCATGTTCCGGCCACGCAGGACGGAGGGCACTCCCAGCGCCTCGCGGCGCCCGACGGTGCCGAGACTGTGCATCATCTCGGACACCACCGCGTCCACGGGGCGGGGTGCGGTGTCGAAACGGTGCGTCGTGGGCGCGTCGAATCGCGCTCGCAGCCAGGCACGCACTCCCATGGTCGGGATGGTACAGCCAATGTCGTAACGTACCTACATTGTCGTCACGCGGATTCGCCCGCGAAGATCAGCCGCGGCTTGCCGATCGGCGCCGGGAGGGTGCGGGCCAGGTGGGCGGCCCCCGCCGCCGCGTACGCCGCATCACAGTGGCCGTCTCCCTTGCGGGAGAACCGCCAGGCGTCCCCCGCGTGCAGCTTGGCCGCCGCGGTCACGTGCGTGGACAGCAGCGGCTCGTCCGAATGGACCAGCGCCCCCGCCTTCACCTGCTCGGCGAACCCCATGCACACCGCGGACACCTCGCCGCGGATCTCGGCCACGCTCACCCCGGCCGGCGGCCAGGAGGCGCGCCCCTTGCGCTCGGCGAGGTCGGCGGCCAGGGCGGCGGCGGGGCCGTTCGGGAACCACCCCAGGGTCCGAGGCTTCACCCTGGCCAGGAGGGCGGGCAGCTCCCGCCGGAGCCCGCGCATGGCGTTGCCGCCGGACCAGGAGGCCACCAGCTCCACCCGGGTGCGGCCGTCCGGCTGCACGGCGGCGGCGGCCAGGGTGGCGTGCTGGCCGTCCGGCGCCACGTCCACGCACAGCGCCACCCCCGAGCGCAGGCCGTCCAGGGTGCCGGGGACGGCGCAGGCCGCCCACGCGGCCGGGTCCACCGCGGCGTCCAGCGCGCGCACCCGCTGGCACAGGATCTCGGTACGGAACCCCGCCTCCTCCTCCCCGCCCTTCTCCATCGCCCGGCGCGCGTCGGCCAGCAGCGAGGCCAGGGTGAGGCGGCGCCCCAGGTTCGGGTTGGCGGCGGCCAGGGCGGCAGGGTCGTCCGGGCGGGCACCGTCCGGCGCCGACCATTCGAACAGGGCCAGCTCGTCGTCCAGCGGGGCGCCCTCCAGCGCGGACATCCCGGCGTCGCGCAGGCTGTTGAGCACCACCGACTGGTCGTCGCCCTGATTGGTGATGAACCACGCCTGCGCGTACGGCCGGGCGTTCAGGGTGGGCAGCGCCGCGTTGTACGCCACCCAGTCCCGGTGTTCGCGCAGCTCGTCCACGATGAGCCGGTCCACCGACAGGCCGCGCCCGCCCTTGCGGTTCGCCGCGGCGATCTTGTACTTCCCGCCGGAGGCCACCCGCCAATGCGGGTCGTTGTTGTCGCGGCGCACCGTGCCGAACTCGTCGGCCAGCCACGGGCACGCCTGCGCCATGTCCTGCGCCCCCTGCCACGCCTCCTTGGCGGTGGAGAGGCTGGTGGACTGGCCGAGCACCATCGGCCACTGCTCCACGAACAGCCAGAACAGCGTGAGCACCCGCAACAGGTGAGTCTTTCCGTTCTGCCTGGCCACGATGAACAGCACCTTGCGGAAGCGGGGGCGCATGTCGTCCAGCAGCTCACCCGCGTGGATCACCGCCCACTCCTGCCACGGGTCCAGCGGCGCCCGCAGCACATCTCGAGCGAAGTCGATGACCGCGAAGCCGTACGAGGTGGCCGGCGAGAGGCTACGAAGCGGCGGGGTCCAGAGCCGAGGCTGTACGGACCCGAGCACCGTCGCGGAGTGCCTGGAGGGGGCTCGGGAGGTTGCTGACATTGCCACCACCTCCCCCCTTGGCGTCGCTCTTGCGGCCTGCCGGCGTCGCACCCAGGGCGGACAGCGCGGCCAGCAGCTTGGGGCCCACGTCGGCCAGGGTGCCGTCCCCGCCGCGGTCGATCAGCTCGGCGTAGCGCATGGCCAGGGACACGGCCGCGGCGTCCTCCGGCCGCGTCTGGGCCGCCCGGACCGACTGGGCCACCACCTCGGCCAGGGAGGGCGGTTCAGGGCTCACGGCGGGCTCCCGGGGCGCGTGGAGGGGGAGTACAG